CGTGCTGACCACCATTAGTGGTAGTGAGCCCAAACTGAACATATTCCCCCTGAACGAGGTACTTGTACTGCTCTGATCCGACTTTGACACCGCTGTGGTGAACAAAAATATCAGAACCTGAACGAGGGCCATCGGTGACCGTAATAAAACCAAAGCCGGCTTGATTGTTAAACCACTTGACTCGCCCAGTAAGACGATCCTGTGATGTAACGAGGGAAGGTGTTTCGCTAGTAGTAGTTGCCATATTCACTTTATGATTTATTATAATGGGTTATCTTTATATTCTTTTGCAATATAAAACATATATTACCACGTTCAATCTTTCATAGAGAGAAGAATGACTGAAACAATCGCAAGAATGATGCCAATAATGGATCTTGTAGTAAATTTATTATTGAATGCAAAAATATCAAAACCAGCTGTTATCAATATTGCAGAAACTTTCAATATGGAATAAATTACAGTAATGTTATTGTCCTTACTCTTCAGTAAAATTGTGTATACAAAAATTAAAACTAGATAAGATATTGATGCTAGTGTCAACCATATACTGTTTTCTGTTTTCAAATAGTATTTTACAAATGGCGCAGGCAATGCGCTAGTAATAGTTCCAATAATAAACCAAAAAATATTTATAAAATTCATATATTGTATTTTTATTATTATTTTTATTATTTTTGAAATTTTTTCATTGTTATCTAACAAATGCCTATGTCTTAACGTTTTGCAATTAAATTCTTATATCTTCTCCAAGCACATTCTGCCTTAACATCACCTATGGTATCCAACAATTCATCAAAATTTTTGGTCTCAACCAATCTAATCTTGATCCTTTCATATTCACCTGTCCCAAAAGTATTTACCTCCATATTTTTCAATTTTGCGTCACTGATTTCTGTCTCATATAACCATAAATCTATTGCCTCATCACATCCTCCTGGAGAAGGATAAATCTTTGAACCAAGCTTCACAAGTTTTGCATCATCTTCATTCACAACAATACCAGTCTCTTCTCTGATCTCATCTAAAACTGGACCCTTCAAACTATGCGTCCTGGCATCCTTCATCCCCGCTGGTATTTCTATCATATGTCTTCCTCCAGCAAACCTTAACTGCTCACAAAGTACAACAACTTGTTTGCCTGTTTCTTTCACAGTGGCTATTATAAGACACGCTACGCACTCACCACGATTAAAAGCGATTGCTGGAAGTCGGTCATTGGTTTTCTTATTTATAACTGTTCCAAATCCCTTGTAAAATCCAAGACGATCTGGCTGTGGTGGTCCAAAGAAGTCCACATCAGTAATAGTGAATTCTTTGAACTCCATTGCAGTAAAATCAAAAGTATCTATCCAAAACCGGAATTTTGGAGAATTCATAATTGGTTCCAAATACGGTTCCAAATGAGAATATGCTGCTTTCAAATGAACTCCCTTATAAATATAACTTTTCTCATCTAGAGACGACTTCTTTTTCATCTCCTCATTCTGCATTTTAACACAACCGTTTGCGGATCCCATTCTGTTCTCTGTTATAATGTAATACTTGTAAAAATGTTTAAAATAATTTCAATTTTTTGTATTCAAATTTATTTACAACCTGCTATAAAATTGTTTAATACTTGGAAGAGATCTTACTAATGATCTTAATTCTTCTGCTTTATCGTCATATTCATTTCTTAAAATTTGAAAACCTCTGATATTTTCTGCATTTTCAGATGCAACAAATGTTTGTTTGTGATCATAGTTATCCATTTTTTCTCTTAATTCTTTCATTTCATTTCTTAATTCTTTTTCTTTTTTATTCAACTCTCTTAGTCTATCTTGTATTTTTTGTTCTTTGGTTTGAGAAAAATGACTGGCTTTTGATTCCAAATAAGAAGTTGATCCTTTAGCCTTATTGTTTTTGGTTTTATTTGACCTTTTGACTTTCCTTTTAGTTGTTGTTCTTTGTTGTTTTATTAATCCTTTTATTATTTTTGTAGTGTCTGGTCTTTGGCATAATATAAATATTTAAGATATTATAATTTATTCAAAAATAAATTTTTCAAATATTCATAATTTGGTCGTTCATAAAATCCTAGTCTTCTGCAATAAGTCAAATAACTCTTCAAAAAATCTGGTAAATTTTGTTTTAGAAGATTTATTTTTTGTTCTATTATTTGCTCGTGATTTTGACAATGAGACCAAGGTAATTCACCACTTTTCAATAGTAGAAACAAGATAATATAACCAACCGACTCCAGATCATCACGTCTGGATGGTTCTATTCCCTGATGCACATTCACGCTAATATAATTCGCCGTCCCTAATGGCGATCTTTCAGTGCGTTCTTTTATATGACTTCCTTCCTCTGTCTTCCATTTTTTAGACAGTCCAAAGTCAATCAAATATAGTTCCTCCTCTTTTAATAAAAAGTTGTCCGGTTTAATATCCCTATGTATTATCCCCTTCGAATGGATAAATTCCAACCTTTCTACCATTTTTCTACTTAGTAATTTTATATGGAAGAGAGAAAAAAGATTTGAATTAGGGTCCTTTTGGTATGTAGGGGGCGTTTTTTTAAGGGCTGTCAAAGAAGGTCCTAGCAAGGTCAACGCCATAAAGAATTTGTCATCTTGAATGCCAAACCATTTCACTTGTGGAAAACCAGGCTGATTGTCCAAGTGCTGATAGATCTTCGTCTCGTGTTTCAGCATTTTGAATTCGGAATCTGTTGGCTCGGATTTAATAGCGGTCTTCTCTCTACTCCGTATGTTTTCTGCTTCATAAATTTGTCCGAAAGCCCCTTCTCCAATCGGTTTCAAGAGTTTGTATTTGTTTGCAATAATCATTGGATTTAAGATTTTGATTTAAATATTAACGAAATATCTAAGTTAATAATAATATCTATAATATGTCTGAAATTATTTTGGATCATGACAAGTTTATGAAAAGGGCTTCCACATTAGCAGAACTCGGAATAAAACGTGGTGCTGGACCTTTTGGATGCGTTATTGTTCAAAAGTCTAATGGAGAGATAGTAGGCGAAGCCCATAATATGGTCACGCTTAGAAATGACCCATCACTACACGCAGAAATTATGGCAATTAGTCACGCGTGTCATTTTTTAGACAAGATTGAATTGTCTGACTGCATTTTGTATACAAGTTGTGAACCTTGTCCAATGTGTTTGTCGGCTATTTATTGGGCCCATATTGATGCTGTTTATTATGGGAACTCTGCAGAAGATGCTGCTGCTATTGGATTTGATGATAAGTTCATTTATGATGAGTTTGCAAAACCGAAGGAAGAGAGAAAGATTAAGATTACTCAAATTGGGACCGAAGACGCGGCTCTTGCGTTTAGACAATGGGATGAAAAAGAAGATAAAGTCCCTTATTAATTTTTTTGTTTATACTATATAAATGAGTTGGAAAAAGTGGAAAAGTTGCAAAACTTTAAAATCTTGTTGGCCATTATTCAAAAAGAAAAAGTTATCATCTAATCAATTCCTGTTAGATTCCGAAAACGAAGAAATAACACCATTAGTTCTTTTAGATGAGACTCTTAACATTGAAGAAGATAATACTGTTACTATTGCTTTTGACGATGTTGTTAGATCAGACTCTGGTAATAAACATTTATTGGCAGATTACGGCAATCCTCGGAAAAATAAAAAGAAAATTCTTCAATTGTCTAATTTTGGTTATACAAGTTCAGGGGCTTGGAGAAATGACGATTTTGGACCCGACCCTAATTTTGATCCCCCTAAAAAAATAACTCTTTGTGATAAAGTAGGCAATTGTTTTCGCGGAACCTTAAAAAATTTTGGTCTAATAAAAGAAAAAGGAAAAGGAATTAATAGAAAAAAAAGTTTAAAATACAAAGTTTATAAGTTGAAAAAAAATATTGCGTCAAATCATAGAAAAACCAAAAATCATAAAAAACATTCTAGAAGATTAAAACATACTCAAAAGAAACATTAAAAAACAAATATAGAAACATTTTTCTATATTTATATAACATTATGGTATTCCACTGTCCTTTAACATATCCTGCATCCAATGAAGAAACATATCAAAGTCATTTTAATATGTTCCCTTATCCATTAAGTCCATTTCAAAAATTTGCGATTCAAGGTATAGTTGAAGGAAATCACGTCCTAGTGACTGCTCACACAGGATCTGGAAAATCTACACCGTTTGAATTCGCAGCCGAGCATTTCCACCAGTTAGGAAAGAAGATTATTTATTGTAGTCCTATCAAGGCCCTCAGTAATCAGAAATTTTATGATTTCACTCAACGTTACCCTCATATTAGTGTGGGAATTGTGACAGGTGATATTCGTGTCAATCAAGAAGCATCATTACTCATTGTGACAACTGAAATCCTCCATAATGTTCTATTCTTGAAGAAACATAAGGCCAATAATACAAATGGGGAGACTGTGTCAAATTGTGTGAACAGCGCGTCATCACTATTGTCATTTGATATGGACTTTGACAATGAACTCGGTTGCGTCGTTTTTGACGAGTTCCATTATATTAACGACCCTGATCGTGGTTCAATATGGGAGAACTCTATTATGATGCTCCCACTTCATATTCAGATTCTGATGTTGTCGGCCACTTTGGACGCCCCGCATAAGGTCGCCAATTGGATTGAAGGACGCGATTATAACTGCAAATATGGTAAGAAGGTGTATATTGCAAGTACAAGTCATCGCGAGGTCCCGTTGCAACATTATTCCTTCATAACTGTAAACCAAGGTATTTTCAAGGCTGTTAAGAAAGACGAAGCATTATGCAAAGACATTAAAGACTCTACCAACTGTTTGACATTGTTACAAAATGAGAAAGGGACTTTTAATGAGGTTGCTTATCATAAAATGAAGAAGATGTTGAAGCTGTTCTCGGACAAACAAGTGTGGGTCAAAAGGCAGCACGTGATCAATAATGTATGCAAGCATTTAGTGGACAACGGTCTTTTACCAGCTATTTGTTTCGTCTTGAGCAGGAAACAACTAGAAAAATGTGCCAAAGAAGTCACGGTGGTCTTATTGGAAGACGATAGTAAGGTGCCTTATATTGCACGTATGGAGGCAGAGACCATTTTGCGTAAGCTCCTCAATTATAAGGAATACTTTGAACTGCCTGAATTTTCGGAATTAGTTAGCCTCTTGGAAAAAGGCATCGCCATTCACCACGCGGGTATGATCAGTGTTTTTCGCGAGATCGTAGAGCTTTTCTTATCAAAAGGATATGTTAAGGTGTTGTTTTGCACGGAGACCTTCGCCCTTGGCGTAAATTTTCCTATTAAAACTGTCTTGTTCACAAGCGATTCCAAATTTGATGGCAATTCAATGCGGACATTATGGTCTCACGAGTATACACAAATGGCTGGCCGTGCTGGGCGTCGTGGTCACGATAAAGTCGGCACTGTAATCCATCTTAATAATTTGTTCGGAGATACAGAACTGACATCCTATAAAAATATGATGCGTGGAATCCCGCAAACACTTGTATCAAAATTCAAGATTTCATATAACTTGATTCTGAATCTGATTGATATTGGTTCGGATGATTACTTGAAGTTCTGTGAAAATAGTATGATCCAAGACGATATTTTGACGAAAAAGGGTGGGCTCTATAGGGAACTTGCTGAATTGGAAGAACGTCTTATGAAACAAGATTTGAGTATGGCTAGTATGCGCACTTCGCGCCCTGATGTTGAAAGATTGTTACAACTGGAGTCATCTCTTCAAATGGCCTCTAACAAGAAGAAGAAGGAAATGATTAGAGAAATTCAGGGTCTGAAAGATTCTTTTAAATTTATTGAATCTGATAAACAACAGCTCATCAAATACAATGGCGTTTTGGCTGATATTTCACGCGTTAAAAAAGAATATTATGACATTGAACAAGTATTGAATAACAATATTCAGGTCATTCTTGGTTACTTGACAGGAAGTGGCTATATTACAAAATTAGATGAAGGGAGCTATATTTTGACACCTCTTGGATTTGTATCTACACACTTGAAGGAAGTACATTGCCTTGTTTTCGGGAAAATGATACACGAAGGAACTCTAGACAGGCTTTCTAGTAGACAACTAGTTGCGTTGTTCAGTTGTTTTACCAATATTTCGGTGGCCGACGAGTTCAAGGCACATAGGCCAAAATGTGCCGATAATTTGGTGAAAGAATTGGTCATTAAAGTGAAAGATGAATTTGAGAAATGCCAGAACTTTGAAACAGAAAGCCAGATTAATACAGGCATTGATTATGAGATGCATTATGATCTGCTGGAATATATGGGTCACTGGTGTGATGCAAGTTCAGTAGAAGAATGTAAATATATGTTACAGCAGCTGGAATTGGGGAAAGGGATCTTTTTGGGTGAATTTGTCAAGGCTGTCTTAAAAATCAATAATATTTCGGGGGAAATGGAGAAAATTGCCGAAAGCATTGGAAATATGGAATTTTTGAGTAGGCTTCGGGAAATTAGCGGATTGACTCTTAAATTTGTGGCTACTACACAGTCACTTTATATTTGAGAGTTATTAAAGATATGTATAAACAAAAATGGCACATCCAGAACCTCCTCCACCGCCTCTACATGTTGTTGAAGTAAGTGATCCTCCACCTCCACCTCCACCACCACCATAGCCACCACCTCCTCCGCCTCCTCCACCTCCACTACCTTCACCAGTTCCTCCTCCTCCTCCTCCAATTGCAGTACTATTACCGCCTCTTGCACCATTTATTCCGCCTCCGCCACCACCATAAATGTTACTACTTCCAGAAAAACCATCACTACCACCAGCGCCTCCACTAGTAACATTATTAATTCCTCCGCCAGTTCCACCATTTGAATCAATACCGTTAGACCCTGCTTTTCCACATCCTCCGCCTCCTCCGGATCCACCAATTCCGCCACCAGCATTAGCACCTGAACCTCCTCCACCTCCATAATAATAACCTGTAAAATTATTTAAAGTACCATCTTGACCTGCTGTAGCAACGGTTCCATTACTTGATAATAATGTTAATGATAAAGTTGAAGATGCTGATGTTGTAATAGTATTTGATGAACCAACTGTTACATTTATTGTTGCTCCAGATGTAAGATCAAGTGAACCAGACATTGGGTAATAAATAACTCCGCCGCCATTTCCACCAAGTCCTCTTGAACTACCACTATTGTTTGCTCCGTTACTACCTCCTCCTACCAAAAATAATTGGTAAACTTTTATACTAGAATTCACTGTTATTGTATAATTTCCTCCTGGACTATCTAAAATAACTACATTATAACCATTAATAAGAGTATCAGAATACGTTCCTTCATTAGTAGAACTTATTGTAATAGCGGGAATAGGTGCGAAAATTTGTGATAAGTCAAACACATCATAACTTGGATTAGTATAAATTTTACCAGTTTGGCCGACCAACGAACACGCTGCAAGTTTTGTTCCATCTGATGATGATGTTACTGCTTTAAAATCTGTACCAGATATAGTTGCCTGAATCCAAATATCTCCATAATTATTTGACGTCCAAATATTAGTTGCTTCACAAGCTGCAAGTTTTGATCCATCTAATGATGATGTTATTGATTTCCAATTTTTATTAGGTAATGATAAATTTCTAGTCCATGTAACTCCACTGTCAGATGAAGTTAAAATATAAGCTGTATTACATACTGCAAGTTTTGATCCATCTGATGATGATGTTATTGATTTTAAATCAGAATAAGAAATAGTTTGTTTGGTCCAGTTAATTCCAGAATCAGTTGAAGTATAAAGACTAATTCCACAAATTGCAAGTTTTGTTCCATCTGATGATGATGTTATTGATGTAAAGTTTGAATCTTGTGACTGATAACTAACTCTTAAACCCCAGCTATTTCCACCATCATCTGAAGTATAAATATCAGTTTCTGTACAAGCTGCAAGTTTTGTTCCATCTGATGATGATGTTATTGATTTCCACAACCCTACAGGCGCGGATGATGCAGTGAAGCTGTTTCCACTATTTTCTGAAATCCAAATGTTATTTTGAACGCTAATACTTCCAGTTGTTGCAAGTTTTGTTCCGTCTGATGATGATGTTATTGATAATAAAGCAGTACTATTAGGTCTTACTGTATATGAAGTCCAGTTTGTCCCATCATTAGATTCAACTAAGGTCCAAACATATCCATCACTTGTACAAGCTGCAAGTTTTTTTCCGTCATATGATGTTGTTATTGCAGTCCAATAACCATTACTAGGTATAATACTACTCCATACTGGTCCTATAGTTTTTGTATAATAACCTACTGTATTCGCTTTAGTAGGTCCTGTAAATAATGCAAAACTGTTTCCTATATCAGCACCGGTTGATAATTTGTATCCTGTTTCTATATTACTAATTCCTGATTGGAATATACTTGCTAAGTCCGTATTTGAATAATCGGATTCACTAGTTTCGTATCCTGTTGGAGCTGAACCAGTATATAAAACTATAATTATACCGGAACCACCTGTTCCACCACTTGCAAAACTACCATTCATTTGACCACCACCTCCACCACCACCTCCTGTATTTTGACCACCATTTCCTCCTGCTCCAGAACCTCCATTACTAGGGGAGGAGTGTGTATTTCCTTGATTGCCTCCACCTGTACCACCTGTTACACCTGAACCACCGTTTCCTCCATCACCAGCAAAAACGTAATATCCTCCAGCTCCTCCACCTCCTCCTCCTCCACCATAATTACTATTTGTTCCAGAAAATCCGTTTCCTCTATCAGCTGTATTTCTCGCACCACCTGCACCACCTGTTAATGTTGATGTTGATGATATTCCTCCACCTGCACCACCTGGAGTAGGATTATTCTCACCACCACTATAAATGTTTGCACCATTTCCACCACATCCTCCACCACCTCCTAATAGAGTGCCAGACGAATTTCCTCCAGAACCACCATAGTATAAACTATTTAATAGTAAGGTTCCTTGAACTGGACTAGTAGTTGAAGATGAACTTATTCCTCCTGCTGCACTAGTATTAATGCCGGTTCCAGTAAAAGTTGTTGCGTTTCCAGATTGACCTGCTGTTCCACCTAGTCCAACGCTAAAAGTATAAGAATCACCACCAACTATGTTTATATCAGTGTTTTGAAATACACTACCTCCTAAACCAGGCACACCTACATTAGCTGGTGCTCCTCCGCCACCACCTACTAAAAAGACACTTTTTATTGTCATATTAGTTGTGGTTGTTAATGTAGCTTCAGTTCCAGCAGTAATATATATTACATTATAATTTGGAATAGTTGGGAATTGATCTGATATCCCACCAGTATTATATGATGCGTCTGTACCACTTATTGTAAAAGGCAAACTCATTATAATATATTCAAGCTTTTTATAATACTAAATCATTTTGAAAAACTATTTCAAGAAATCTCCTTAAAATGTCCTACGACTATTTGATGTATGGTGCAACCATTTTGTATCTAATAGTTATTTCCCCGAACTCTACGCCAACTATATCAACAAAAATGCAAATGCCTACAATGTCCCCCGAAAAAGTCATTATGTTATCTGCCACTTCTCTCGCTCTTTCTTATTCAGTGGCCACAGAGAACAACGCCTTAATGATCAACTATGCCCCGAATGTAGCCCTTCATATCATCTCACTTTTGATGCGACTTTACTACGCATATATGACCAAATATCGTCAGCAATTTTCGGACGTAGAATCGGAAACAGATGATGCCGAGGTCGGCCCACAGATTTGGAAGCCAATTGTGACCATAATGGTGCCATATAGTCTGTCAACAGAGCTTGGAAACCAAATGACTTCTGGTCTAAAACCCCTTAAAATCTTATGAAAACATCAAAATATTGAGTTTTTTTCGGTCCAAAAAGTCGAAAGGATTTTGCTTTTTGGACAAAAATAAATGTCCAAAATCGGCCATGGGATTTGGAGTTTTAAAAGCCGTTTTTATGAAAATGCGTTCGTGACCATAATGCTCTAATTTTCATTTTTGAAAAAACAGTTTGTGAGCATAACTGAAAATTATATTTTTTGGGAAAAGGGTTTAGGAACTTTTTCTATTTCCAATATATGGCAATGATGGAAGGATCCGGTGGTGCCAAAAGTACCCATAGATTCACTTGTGTAAGTTGTGACTTCCGATGCTGTAAAAAATCTCTATATGTTCGTCATTTGACAACCGTTAAACATTCACTTAGTCACAATGGAAATGGTTTGGAAATAATGGATAAGGTACAAAGTATCCAAAAACCTAAACCTACGTACATTTGCGAGTGCAAAAAAATATACAGCACAAATTCTGGCTTATGGAAACACAAGCAAAAATGCAAACCAGTAAAAGAACCTAATACTGAAGAATCTGTTGACTCAAACAACAACCCTAAGAAATATGAAGAACTTATTATGAATTTATTGACCCAAAATATTGAACTTCAGAAACAAGTGATTGAATTATGTAAAGAAAAATCCATAACAGTGAATAATACAACAAATAATAACCAGAAATTCAATATGAACTTCTTCTTGAACGAGCAATGTAAGGATGCATTGGATATTATGGACTTCGTTAATTCATTGCAGCTCAATCTATCAGATTTAGAACATACAGGGAATGTTGGATATGTGAAAGGTGTAAGTGATATATTCTTAAGAGGTCTAAGGGAATTGGATGTTTATAAACGACCTATTCATTGCAGCGATCTTAAACGAGAAGTAATGTATGTAAAAGACAATGATGTCTGGGAAAAAGATGAAGATAAGAAGAAAATGAAAAAGGCGATCCATTATATTGCCGGACGGAATTTCAAACAAATTCATGAATGGATGGACAAAAATCCGGACGCAAGAGATATTAAAACAAAAAAACATAATCAATATATGACTATTGTTAATAAATGTACAGGCGGTTTTGACGCAGAAGAAGACGATATTCTTTTTAATAAGGTGATAACCAATGTGGCAAAAGAAGTTTTAATTGAAAAACAGTGATTTATGGTATCACTTCAAAAATAGTGATTTTTTCGGTCCAAAAAGTCATTCCGTTTTTGCTTTTTGGACAAAAATAAATGTCCAAAATCGGTCATGGCAATTGGATCCTTGGGGTACTTTTTCTTGATTTTTCGTTTGTGACCATAATGCTCTAATTTTCATTTTTGAAAAAACAGTTTGTGAGCATAACTGAAAATTATATTTTTTGTGAAAAGGGTTTAGGAATAATGTCTGGTTCAATATTATGCGAACGCCCTTGCAGAATTTGCAGAATTCTAAACTATCGTGTGGGAAAATCCAATACACTTGTAAAATTTGCGACTATACTACATCACGTAAAAGTAGTATGGCGTCACATAATCAATCAAAGAGGCACACTTTGAACGCTTTGAACGATGTTCACATAATTGTGAACGAAAATTATGCAAAACATTCGTGTAAAAACTGTGATAAGGTATATAAAAATCGTAATGGTTTATGGTATCATAATAAAAGTTGCCTGCCAATTAAAGAATCAGAACCAGAACCAGAACCCGCATACCTCCCTCCAGCCACCGATGCGTTGTTGGCTCCCGAGAATTTTATGAATGTAAATGTTATTTATGAATTGATCAAACAGAACAACGAGTTTAAAACCTTATTGGTGGAACAGAATAATAAGATAATGGAGTTGGCGAAGGAGAAGTCAATGACGGTCAATAACAATAATAATACTATCAATAACAACCAGAAATTCAATATGAACTTCTTCTTGAACGAGCAATGCAAAGATGCGCTGGATATTATGGACTTCGTGAATTCATTACAGCTTAATCTAGCAGATTTAGAACATACAGGAAATGTTGGGTATGTGAAGGGAGTTAGCGATATATTCTTAAGGGGATTAAGGGAATTAGACGTTTATAAGCGCCCGATTCATTGTAGTGACTTGAAGCGCGAAGTAATGTATGTGAAGGATAATAATGTTTGGGAGAAAGACGAGGATAAGAAAAAGATGAAGAAGGCGGTCCATTATATTGCAGGGCGTAATTTCAAACAAATTCACGAATGGATGGATCAAAATCCCGACTCTAGAGATGTTAAAACCAAGAAGCACAATCAATATATGACTATTGTTAATAAATGCACAGGTGGGTTTGATGCGGAAGAGGATGATGTGTTGTTCAATAAAGTGATTGCGAATGTGGCGAAGGAGGTAGTGATTGAAAAATAAATCCACCTTTAGGAAAGGTGGAGCCAAACCCAGCCAAATGTTTTGTTCAACTTTTTTGAAAAGTTGAGGTGGAGCCAAATATATCTGGAATGTTTTGTTCAACTTTTTTGAAAAGTTGATGTGGATCCAAATATATCTGGAATGTTTTGCTCAACTTTTTTGAAAAGTTGATGTGGATCCAAATATATATATGGAATATTTTGCTCAACTTTTTAAAAAAGTTGAGTAAATAATGTAGTTTGTTATTTTATGGAAAAGTTACCTTATTGTTTTTACAGTAGTTTCATATTTTTAGTGAATGTTTTTATTGCAGCGCATTACAAATATTATATTTATTCGTGGCTCTTTTTAGCTTTATTTATCACTTCGGTTATTTACCATTGTGATTACAGTAATATGACTGCCAAGTTTATAGACAGAATTGCCATTGCGATCGTCGTCATTTATGGGGGCTACTTATTTTATACAAAACTTATTATAAAAAATGACACCATACCAATAACAAAAATACCATTTGTCATATTAATACTCACTACATTCTTTGCAACGATTTATTTGTATTGTTATGGTAATATTACAAAACAATATTGTTTTTGCGAAGATGTTAGTCAAGCGTATTTATGGCATTCATTATTGCATTTATGTGGTTCTTTCGGTCATGTTTGTATTGTATTGTTATAATTCTCATTGTCTTCTTCTATTCCTCTTGGTATTCTTCAACTTCTTGGACTTTTTGGAGCGGCGCTTTCTAGTGCCTTTTTTAAAGCCAGAAGCCTTTGCAACGTGGGCTTGAATTCGGCGAATCATATTTGCCCGGCCTTTTTGCGCTGCAAAATGGAGCGCATTTTTACCAGTGGATGTCAACTTAAATGGATTCGCACCTTGAGTCAATAGTTGATCTACAAAGGCAGCATCATTTCTATTTATGGCTAAAAATAAAGGAGTAAACCCTTCAGAGTTTTCTAAATTCAGGTCAGCTCCGGCATTTAGAAGAAGCTGTAAAAGTCCAGGTTGATTTTTACTAATAGCATAATGGATTGCACCATTTTCGTCATTATCTTGTGCATTTAGATTTGCACCTCTTTCAATTAGAAGTTTGGTAATAGGTTCATTTTTGGTAAAAACCGCTGCAATTAATGGAGTCTTTTCGGCATCAGTGATTGATTCAATGTTTGCGCCATTATCCAATAATTGTTTTACTAAATTGACATTTCCAGATTTAATTGCACGAAATAATTCTTGAGAGCTCATATATTATGTTGTAAAATATATTTTATTTTTTGGTAAAATATCTTTTTAATATTTGAAGGTTTATCTTCTAGATCTTTCTGATTTTTTGTTTCTTGATATTCTTTGCCTTTTTAGTTTTCTTAGTCTTTTTAGTTTTTTTATATTTGATAATATTTTTTGTCTTTTTTCTTTTGTTCAACTTTTTAGTATTATTCTTTTTATACATTTTTCTATGTTTGATACTCTTTCTTGCTCCACCTCCTCGTCCGATACGAGCATAAGGCGGAACATTTTGTTGTGCTACTGCAACCAAAAATTGTGCAGCCATATTCGTCCCTCTATCAAATACCCACTTTCCAATATTTATACCTTTTTCTCTTTGAGATTCTTCTGAAAGAATTGTTAAAATTTGTTGAAATTGTTCTTGATTTGATCTTTGATAATCAGTTATTAATCTCTCAAACATTTCTGGAGTTGGACAGATTCCTTCTATTTCATATAGTCTAACTAAAACAGCGTTAAATTGTGAACTGAATTCTGTTGCAACTCCAGTTAGTTGTGAACTGAATTCTGTTGCAACTCCAGTTAGTTGTGAACTGAATTCTGTTGCAACTCCAGTTAGTTGTGAACTGGAAGCTGCTGCTTGCAATTTAAAATCTTCTGCTAGTCTTATCAATTGTGGTAATATTACTGCAACAATTCTTTCAATATCAGAGCTTGTTGTACGTCGTGCATTTTCAATAGCATCTGCTGTTGTAACTCCAGCATTTTCAATAGCCATTGATGTTAATTCTCCAGCATTTTCAATAGCCCTTGATGTTGTAACTCCAGCATTTTCAATAGCAGATGCTGCAATAGCTGCTGCTTCCTGAATTTTTTCCTGGGCGCCTTGAAGTAATTTTAGTAAAGGTGCTAACTTTTCAGATACTTCTAGGCCAAATTTTGAAATTATATATTCAAGAAAATTTGCAAGAGATACTAGAGATATTTCTGAAATTGCATTTACTAAACGGTTATAACCTTCATCTAAAGCTTGGTTAAATGTTAGACCTGTTGTACATAATACAGGAATTGAAAGGGGGTATGTAAATAACTCAAATATTATTCCAGTATTATCTATTTTAAATAAAATAAACCGAAAAATACCTAATAAAATAAGAAAAATAACAAATTCAAAAATATATATTGGTTTATCAATTTCAATTCCTGCGTATCCAGCTAAATTAGGAGTTAACTGAAGAAAATATTTTAAAAATGTACTCGCTATACGCATATAAAATCTAGTTAACGTTTCATAAATATATTTTATTTTTTCATTTGTATCTTCTTCAGTAAGTTTTCTTAAATTTTTTAAACTTGTTAATGTAGCTGCTGTAGTAATTCCACAAACAATTAGTAGTATAAAATTAATAGTTAACACAGTTAAATCATAAAGAGAACTGGCACTAAGTAGTTCTGAACCTTCTCTTTCAACTTGACTATACATATCAGCGATACGTCCTATATCAGCGATACGTCCTTTAAAAATTCTGAAAGATTTTTCTACAGTTACTAATGCTTTTTCTTCTTCTTCTGGACTAATTTCTTCTCTTTCTAGTTTACATTCTCTTGAAGTACAACATCTAACAAATGCATCTATTAAAGGAGATTTAAGTATACTTGGTATTAAAATGGTTCTTATAAATTGATTAGGATCTGAAATTATTCTTTTCTTATTTCTTGAAAAAACATAATAAGCTCTTGATGTTATGTTATCGTTATAGTTTTCTAAATTAACTTTTTGATTATCTTCTAATTTAACCCAACAATTATATAAATTATCAACTTCATTCTCATCAAGTTCTATAGCGCGAGTTCCGGTTTTTAGTTTAGTTATTGTAATTTGCAACTTTTGTCCAGGTGTTTCAGCCATTTATCTATATAAAACAATAATATTATTTTAGTTAGAGTTTAAAAAAATAGTATAACTATACTTATAATGTCAGAAAACGGAGGCCTTTCTAAACAAATTATTTCCGGTTTTGAAAACCGTCAAGCCTTCTTAGATCTTCTTAAGGTGAATCCTGGTCTTGTCATAATTAAACTCGGTGCCACTTGGTGTGGTCCTTGTAAGCAAATCGCACATATTGTGGAGGCTTTTTTCGCCAGTTCTCCTAAAAATGTTATATGCGCCGACATTGATGTGGACGAATCCATTGACTTATACGCCTACTTAAAACAACGCAGAATGGTCAACGGCATACCAGTTATGCTAATGTATAAGAAAGGTAACCACGATTTTGCACCTGACGATTCAGTCACAGGAGCGAACCCAGCGGATTTAGACGCTTTTTTCAAGCGTTGTGGGCTCCACCTTTTGGCGTTAGAAAAGGCCGAAGCCCTTCTCAATGTACCAAAATAAAATAATCTAATTGTAATATAAGACAATAAAATGAGCGAATCAACTGCAGAACAACCAATAGGTGAAATAGTTGAATTAACTAGAGAATTATTAGTTAAAATTGTAGATGGATATGGACCGAAAGGTTTTATTTTTCCAAAATATGTAATCACAAATCATGAGTATCCATTAAAAACACATGACGGACCAGATATTATAATAAGAAAAAATTCTTCGGGCTTGACAATTCCTTTGGCAGGTGAAGAAGGTATATATGAAGTTGGTAATGGTTCTAGGTATAAACTTTCTGATAATTTAGTATTTGTTAATGATAAAGTATATTTCAATAGTCTTGATCCAAAAAACCAACTACTTTATTATATACCATTTGATCAATCAACAAATGTTGATAGATTTACAAGAAAACAATTAAAGAAACTCGAAGAAAAGTTTAACAGGTATTTACTAAAAAGAAAAAGTAGACTCATTTCAAATACTAATACACTACCTGGTACTTATAGACAATCTGATAATACTGGTATTAGAAAAAAGGTAACAGTTATAAGACCATTAACTGCATCAAGATATGCATCAAGTGAACCAACAGGAGGAAGAAAAACAAGAAGATCCAAGAAATCCAACAAAAGAAAAATCTATAAAAGAAAAACCAATAAAAGAAAAATTAGCAAAAAGAAATCAAGAAAATCCAAGAAATAAGTTCATATAATCAATAAAAATCAATATATTAATTATATGAGCAAACAAAACCAATCCAAAACCCAAACATTAGACTTAGATATAGACAACTATGAACTAGAAGATATATTAGATCTCTTCAAGATTTATAGCACAGATTTCACAGAAGCCGATCTAAAGAAAGCCAAGCAAATGGTCTTGAAAACACATCCAGACAAATCCAAATTACCACCAGAATATTTCCTCTTTTTCTCCAAGGCCTATAAAACGCTGCATTCCATTTGGGAATTTAGGAGGCAATCCGAAAAAACCCCATCCAATGAAAACACAGAATATTCCGAAATTGTGGTTTCAGAAGAAGAACAAAAACAACTCTTGGATCAATTCTTTGATAAAAACCAGAAACTCAAGAAGGCAAAGAATTTCAATAATTGGTTCAACAAGGAATTTGAGAGAAATAAAGTAACAACAGAAGCGCAAGAAAAAGGTTATGGGGATTGGCTGAAATCGGAGGAGAACCCATTTCAAGACTTCGGAAGCACATCGGAAGCAAATATGGGCGCCGATTTTGCGCGCCTGAAAAAGGAGGTCCGTGCAGTAACAGTGTTTCAGGACGTCCAGGACCTGACCAATTATGGTAACAGAAGTGGAGCATCATATGCGGATTTGTCCACGTGTGCACCACAACAATACAATTCAGATTTGTTTAGCTCATTGCAGTATCAAGACTTGCACCAAGCACACACAGAGAGTGTTATTCCAGTGACAGAAGAGGACTACGATAATGTCCCGAAGTTTGACTCGGTGAATCAATATATGAATTATAGGGATGGTCAAGCACAGCAATTCAAGCCACTATCAGAACAACAATCATTAGAATATTTGAGGAACAGAGAGAAAACAGAGGGGAAAGATGCAGTAAGACGTGCATATGATTTAGCGAAGCAGACGGAAGAGGCACAAAAGAAACAGCAAGGATTTTGGAGCAATATTCAGCTATTACGCAACAAATAATTTAATATTTCTGTAATATATTATGGCACCAAAATCAAAATTAATAAAGGATTCAAGTAGCGCCAATATTATTTTATTGTTTGGGTTATTTCTTGTAGCGGCCTTTTTATATAACAAGTATCAAACAAAGCAGGACAAATTGATAACTACAAATGATTACGATGCGATCCGCAAGTACTTGTTAAACGATCCATTGACAGACGGGGATTTAGCCAATATAAAGAAGCCGATTTTGTGGATCCCAGTGGTCTATGAATACAATGCCCGCGATTGGCTCTCCTTTGGAAGCCGCAGTAGCTTTGACTTGAATCAGCCTTATTTGTATTTGACTGTGCGCAGTATCATTGCCCAGTGCTCGGATTCGTTCCATATTTGTCTAGTAGACGATAAGTCACTCAGCAAATTATTGCCAGGGTGGCGTATCAAAATGGACAAGGTCAGTGGATCCACGATTGAATATGCCAGGCAACTAGGAAACGCCAGACTTCTTTACGAATATGGAGGGCTTATTGTGCCGCCAAGTTTTTTGTGTATGCGCGACCTCATTACCCTCTACCAAATGGCTGAAAATAACAACAAGATGATCATTGCTGAAACGGTGAATCGTAACATTACTTCAACGACCAGCGAGTTTTTCCCGAATATGAATTTTATGGGGGCGCCAAAGGGTAACGAGAATGTGAAGGAGCTCGTGGAATTTATTGAACGCACAATGAAGAAGGATTATACTGCAGCAGCGGAATTCTTGGGCGAGTTTGACCGTTGGTGTGAATATCGTGTTAGGAAGAGGCAGATCATCAAGATAGATGGTAAGCTTATTGGAACGAAAGATATGAATGATGAGATGGTGTTAATAGACAATTTGTTGACCAATGATTATATTGATTTCTATGCAGAGGCTTATGGTATTTATATACCAGCGGATGAGATCTTGAATCGCAGACATTATGAGTGGTTTGCCAGAATGAGCCAAGAGCAGGTCTTGACTGGACGCGTGATTATTTGCAAGTATATTTTGTTGGCTACAGCGCCGGATGCGAAGATGGGCGTGATTGAACCAATGAAAAACAAACCAGATTGGGTGTCATTCTGGAAAGTTCCCAGCGGGGCACCAGTATGGGGCCTTAAAGGAGAATATATGCCAGATAATTCAATCCAAATGAGTTATCCTGCAAATTAAAATATTTAGAAAAATGCGTATTTTTATTATTGTAATAAAAATATGTTTTTGTTATTCAACAAATTCAAAAAATATTATTTTTATAATAATTGTAAAATTTTAAAGATTATAAAAATAATAATATTTTAATATATTATAAAATGGTTGCTGTTTACGAACTTAATAGTAATAGAAATTACATTGGTGCGCCTTTTGATTACAATGGCAGAAAAATTGCTTACAGTGGGCAAACGCAGCAGGGCGAAACAACAGATTGGAGAGGAAATAGAATAAGAGACACAAAATATATTTTCAATGATGTGGAAACTGGTGAATCTGTACTTTTTACAGATAAACAAGTCGCAAATTTTGTTCCAGTTCTTTTCACAGCGAAAGTTACAATGGGTGGTAGAATGATGAGGCGTCAAAGAAGTCAAAGAAGAGGTCATCAACAAAGACGCCAAAGAACTCAAAGACGCCAAAGAAGTCAAAGAAGAGGTCGTAAACAAAGACGCCAAAGAACTCAAAGACGCCATTAAATTCTTGTATCAAGATTTTGAACCAAGGTCTAAAATTATAATATAATAAAATAATCAAAATTCTATTATATTATCATTAAATTTATTCCAACTCCATAATTTTATAGAAACTCCATTAAATGCCGAAGAAGATCAATAGGTAATTTAAACTTATCAATAATTGGTTTCAAACATAATTTATAAGAAATCTGTCGTTTCAGATCATTGTGACCATTTATTTCAGTAAGAACTCCATACATTGTGCAAACAGGTGACCAGTTCTCTCCGCAAAGTAAACTACTGCAACACAAACAATTCGGTTTCTTAAAATGAACAATTTTAGCTCCCTCTTGGAAGTAGACATCATTGGGATTATCATATAAATATTGAATCCGCCTGGGCATAAATTTTAGTAAACTCCGATAATTTTCACCATTAATCGTCAATGATAGTGGGGGTTTGAATGGGTAATCATTCGGAATTGTGAAGACCAAAACATTATTTCTTGGTGTAATCACTTGGACACGAACATTTTTTTTGTCTTCATCATTGAATGTCATTTCAAGATCAGCTTCGTAAAAAGGGAGTTTTTCTTTAATAAGATTAATTTCCTTTCTAATTCGTTTCATTGCAGTTGCATTCATTTGAAATGTCATTGGATTCTATGTAAGTATAATTATAAATATATTTTTATATTTATATTTATAATCAATTTTATGTTATATTATATTTTTTGTAAAGAGGTTTCAGAAGAGGGTTCGCTTTCCTCAGAAGAGGCTTCAAAAAAGATATAATAAAACATAGAATAATTTGACTTATCGTATTTGATCTCACTACTATAAAGAATTTTATTGTAGTTGCATATTTGACGTAATATGGTCGCAAAACTTTGATAAGTTAATTTTCTGTCCAAATATTTACGTCTAGATATAAAATAATAAGGCCTACAAAAGGCTAAAAAATTTTGAATATCTTCGTTATAAACTCCTTTTCTGAATGCATCCACACTAAATACATAACAATTTTCCATTTTAAAGCATATTTTTTCAAGCAGTTCAAAAAAAGACTCATTTGGAATATGATTTTTAAAAATTTGTGAAGAATGTGCAATATCAGATTCTGATGTCATCCTAATAAAAAAATATATTTAATTATTTAAGTTTCTATATAAATAATATAATTATTTCTTGTTCTGATTTTTATTTTTCTTGTTTTTCTTGTTTTTCTTGTTTTTCTTGTTTTTCTTATCAACAATAACCTACTCTACTTCTACTTCAGTTGCAATAGATTCCTCCAATATTTCACTCTCAGGAACAACCTCAACTACTTCAGTTGCAATAGATTCCTCCAATATTTCACTCTCAGGAACAACCTCAACTACTTCAGTTGCAATAGATTCCTCCAATACTTCAGTTTCAGGAACAACCTCAACTACTTCAGTTGCAATAGATTCCTCCAATATTTCACTCTCAGGAACAACCTCAACTACTTCAGTTGCAATAGATTCCTCCAATACTTCAGTCTCAGGAACAACCTCAACTACTTCAGTTGCAATAGATTCCTCCAATACTTCAGTTTCAGGAACAACCTCAACTACTTCAGTTGCAATAGATTCCTCCAATACTTCAGTCTCAGGAAGAACCTCAACTACTTCAGTTGCAATAGATTCCTCCAATATTTCACTCTCAGGAACAACCTCAACTACTTCAGTTGCAATAGATTCCTCTAATATTTCACTCTCAGGAACAACCTCAACTTCTATTGACAAAGGCATAACTCTAGGAATTGGTGTAGGGCAGTTTAAAATAATATCATTATCTTCTGGGATCTCAACAGTAAGTTTGTTTTCAGAATCAAAATCAGAAACTGGGACAGGAAGTGCAATCAATTCTTTCCTTAAATAAACAACACTAATGATGTCATCTTCAACAGCCAGTCTAACAACATAATGTGTTTCATTTAGCAATCCAAACGCATATAATTTAGTTCCATCATCAAAAGAATCGCTATTCAAAAACCTGATAACAATTTGTTTAAACTTCTTCAATTTGTCTACATCTAAACTAGAGAACCAGTCATATTCAGCTCCATTCAAATCCATTTTCAAAAAGATATTGCTATACTTGCCTATGAAATACTCCAAGTTCGCGTTTTTATCGTCTCTAATACTAGATACATTACGCTTATAATAAACCATCTCACTTGGATAGTTGGGTGGTAATGAAGAAATATTTGCATCAAATGCAGATGCTCCCAAAGTTGTAAACCCAAAATATTGAATAATATAATTGCTAAAAGACTCATCAACAGGATTCAAACCAGCGCATATAAAGTGGTCATATCCAAATTCATTTGCAATAATATTGTTTCCAATTTGAACAATGTTCTCATAAACCACAGGTTTAAATAAAGCGTCAATATTGATTCCAGACATTTATAATATTACTAAATAATTTGTTTTTATTTGTTTTTTCTTATATTTTGTTGAAAAACCCAATAATATTATTGGTAAAAAGCGCCAGTTCAATTTCATTTTCGTGAATATTATGAAATACACTAATATATTTACAAATAAATGGGATGATTTCATATTTCTTATCCTCATCAATCAAATGTGTTATTTTCAAAAATAGGAAATAAGTGTCTAAAATATCCATTACAGAATAACCATTATTGTAAATAGAATAAAGTAGTTGAATGGACTCCACTAATTTTCCGGCTTTCAATAATTCGGTATAATCTTGAAAAATAGAGAAACTAATATTCGTACAAACTTGCCTAGCTAAATCAATCGTAACAGGTTCGCCCATCAATTTGAATTTTTCCAAGTAATTAATCAGGATTTTTGCAGCATTATTACTAACTTCTAAAACAAAATCGGCTGCATCTGGCATAACAACAATGGATTCATTTACACAGATTTTTTTCATAATCTTCTGCATATTTTCTCTCTCCAATGGTCGCATCTTAATGATAGTAAATCGTGATTGAAGGTTTTCAATGACTTTTTGGATATTACTACAGGAAGAGATGAAATGCACATTATGACTGAATTTATCAATACAATTCCGGAACACCTGTTGGCTCTGCTCATTGATCAAGTCAATATCATCCAGTACAACGATCTTCTTCTTATTTTTAATGGCGGAACAAGTTTGACAAAATGTTTTAACATCATTGCGATAATAGTTGATACCCTGCTCCTTCAAATTATTAATATATAGCACATTATTTTCATATTCGCTTTCTTTTAATCCATCATAATATTCGCGAATAAGTGCATTCAAGAGAGAAGTCTTGCCATATCCCATTCCGCCAATAAAAAGGATATTGAGACTGTTCATAGTAATAAGGGTTTTTAAGATGTCAATCATTTTGTTATCAATTTCAAAGTCATTAAATCGCAAAGGCTGATATTTATTAATGAATAACTTATAGTCCATTTGAATAATTTAATAAATATATAAGTTAAATATTATTTAAGCTTATCTATCATAATAATATTATAATGCCCAAGGTAGACTATTATAAGATACTTGAGATTGAAGAAGGTGCAAGTCAAGACGAAATAAAGAAGTCATACAGAAAGCTTTCTATGAAGTGGCATCCGGATAAGAATCAGGGAAATCCGGATGCGACAACAATGTTTCAGAAAATTTCGGAAGCTTATGAAACATTGGGGGATCAAGAAAAGCGTCAAGAATACGATATTGGTAGAAAGAATCCGTTTTTCGCATCAGGGCAACAAGGAGGTCCACATTTTACAGATATGGATGATTTATTTAGTATGTTTTTTGGTGGACCGCCAATGGCGGGTCCTTATCCAGGAATGCATCAACAACAAGGAATGCCACCAGGATTTTCACAAGGCTTTTCGCAAGGCTTTTCGCAAGGCTTACCCCCAGGTTTTCCTCCAGGAATGGCCGGAATTTTTGGACAAGGTGTCCCAGGTGGAAATATACGGATTTTCAGAAATGGTGTTCACATTAATCCAATGATGGAGAAACCACAACCAATTGTGAAACATATTGAAATCACTATGGAACAGGTATTATCTGGCGGGAAATTTCCCATAGACATTGAACGCTGGGTTGTTGAGAATCATAATAAGGTTCACGAAAACGTGACCATTTATGTAGAGATCTTCAAAGGTATAGACAGCAATGAAATCATTGTATTGAAAGACGAAGGCAATGTTATCAATGATGTATGTAAGGGGGATGTGAAAATTTTCGTAAAAGTTCAGCCACATCCAAGATTTGAACGCAAGGGTCTGGATCTCATTTATTTACATAATATTTCTCTCAAAGAGGCGCTTTGTGGGTTCACTTTTGAGTTGAAACATTTGAATGGGAAGTCTTATACGATCAATAATAAAGCAGGGAATATTATTCCTCCAAATTTCCAAAAAAATATTTCCAATATGGGACTGGTGAGAGAAGGACACACTGGTTCAATGATTGTTCATTTCCACGTGGAATTTCCAGAGACTTTAACAGCCGAGCAGTTAGAGTGTCTCTCAAAGATTTTATAAACTCATGACATAAGTGTTCAACACACCTGTTTAAAAAATTGATTGAAAAAAGAATTAAATAAAAGATGACACAATATATAACAATGAGTGAACAAGAGTTAAAATCTAAATCCAAATCAAAACCTAAAGGAAAACCAGTATTAATTATTAGTGAAAACTCCGCTTTCACAAAAGTTGAAAAAGCCGAAAAGGTAAATACAGATTATATAAATAAAATCTTCAATGAAGACTGCATAATAGGTATGCAAAGACTACCTGCAGAAAGCGCAGACATTATCATATGCGATCCGCCCTACAATATTGGCAAAGACTTCGGAAACAATAGCGATAAGCAAACAATGGCTGCATATTTGGTCTGGTGTGATCAATGGATTGCACAGTGTATGCGGGTTTTGAAACCCCGCGGAACCCTCTACATATATGGTTTCAGTGAAAACCTGGCTTATATTAGGACCAGACTGGATTGCAATGTTCGGTGGCTTATTTGGCATTATACAAACAAAGTGACACCGTCGCTCAACTTCTGGCAGCGCACACACGAGAGCATATTATGCTGTTATAAAGGGCGTTTGAACCCAGTTTTCAACAGAGATGATGTTAGGGAGCCATACACCAGTGGGTTCTTAAAGGGGGCTGCAGGGAAGGTGCGGAAGGCGACCAAAGGTAGGTTCAGTAATGGGACACAAGAAACAACTTACAATGCACATCAAGGAGGAGCACTTCCTAGAGATGTTATCAAAGTTGCAGCTTTGGCTGGAGGTGCAGGTAAAAAAGAGCGTGTAGACCACCCGACACAGAAACCGCTTGAATTATGCGAGAAACTTATTAAGGCATCAAGACTACCACCAGAGCAAAAAACGCTATTAGTGGTTCCATTTGTGGGATCAGGGTCGGAATGTGTAGCAGCAAAACAGCTGAATATAGATTATATTGGATTTGAAATCAATCCAGACTATGTTGCTTTGGCAAATGAGAGATTACAACTATAAAAAAACAAATAGAACAAATAGAACAAATAGAACAATTATAAAACAAATATAAATAATAAAATATATACTTATTTAATGGAGTTTGCAAAAGACGAAACCAAAAATTCAAAATTGGATTTATCAAATCTAGAAACTATTCATAAAAACTCCAAAATAGATATTGAGTTGATAGATCAGTTTGTTCAACATATGAACAGAGTTTATGATCGCGATAATGAAGGTTTTTTATTGGATAATGGTTCTTATTTACAAATAGGATTAATTAAAAAACAAATGGATGAAACAATGAAGGAAGTCAATCAAGTATTGGATAAACTAAACGAATTTAAAGTTTTGAAAAACAAATTAGAACAGATCAACAAATGTATTCTTTTTGACATTATTTGAATAAAGATCCTTAATACAAAATATATTTTTGTTTAAAACATATTAAAGATAATACACATTGTTATAGTGTGAGTTGGAGTAAGCCCAACACATTTTTCAGACTTTTTGCGCCACCTTTCCAAAAAGTGGTAGTTTTCATACAGCAAATTCCTTCATAGCCTTTTAAGCTCGTGATCCAGGTTCGAATCCTGGGTTAGTCGCATTGACTAATTAGCTCAACTGGTAGAGCGCGTAAGAAACCAAATGAAAACAGCACATCCGGTCCGCTGGCGTAATTGGATAGCGCACCTGACTACGGATCAGGAGGTTGCAGGTTCAAGTCCTGCGCGGATCGTTTCCACTTTTGGAAAAAGTGGAGCAAAATCTACCTTAATTTCTGGTTAGTTTATGATGAAGATTTTGATAAACTTTTTCCAAAAGTTTAGCCCTGATAGCTTAGCGGTAGAGCATCAGTCTTGTAAACTGAAGGTCCCGAGTTCAATTCTCGGTTAGGGCTTTAAGCACCCAATAAAAATAAATACTTAATTTCTGTATTTTTACAAAAATTAAATATAATAATATAATAAATGGCAGGAAGATCTAGAAACGTAAGACTAATTCAGTCCTATATCAATAACTCGGATGCGCATTCAGGAATCGGACCAAATAAGCAAGGAACCCCAAACAAGGTAGGCGTCACTCATTATTATTGGTACAATTTGCAGACCCAAGCCGCCCCACGTGAAACCCCTCAAACCCGTTTCCAAATGCTAACCGGTGCGGGAAAATACAATGGTTTCGGAAACCTCATCTGGTTAGGAATTAAACCACCGCCTTATAGAGCATCACCATTTACGAGCTATAATAATGGACTTTTCTAACTTATTATACTGATGGATAAATAACTACATTTCCACTTAATTGAAATGTCATTTGAACTGAACTAGTAAAATTAAATTGGTTCCCATCTACGCTTGTTACAATTATTCTGAAAAATGTATAAGGAATAGTATTTGTTAAATTAGAGCCATTTGTTGGAAAAGTTGTAATAGTAGTAGGATTAACAGTTATATCATAAGTTGTAGCATCAAGTTGTTTCCAATCATCAATTCCTGTATTGCTTCCAGCAATAACCCAACTTTTAGGAGAATCTCCTGGATAATTTGCTCTGTATCCAACTGAATATATTTGCAGTATTAATAGATAAGGAAGTTCTATTTGAAGCCATTCACCAGGAACTTGGGTGCCATTTACTAACGTATTATTTGAACCATTATAAACACCGCCTGTAGTATAATATGTCGCACTATGCCAATCAGGAGGACCGCCTAGTCCATTTACAAATGCCTGATACGCTGGTTCATTAAGAACTGAAGAAGAAGAAGTAATATAATTTTTAATATTTTGAAATTCAGGAAGATTATTATCAGAAACAAAAACATCTTGCTTTAATGCGGTATTACTTACAAGTTCGTAACCTGTTACATTTCCTGCCCTACCAATATTTGGAGGTAAATCTATATTGTAATAAATTTGAGGAGGTTTGGGTTGCACTTCTTCTATTTCCGAGATAATATCCAAACTAGTGATTTGTTGTTGAGGTTTGATGCCGAGGTAAGTGAAAAAACGACCACATTTATGACCACCGTAGCACTTCGTCGCACGAATCAATTTTGCACGACGAGTTGCAATACTTGTACCACCTACACCTGCTCCAGGGACATAACTGTTATAAATATCCTGGGGTTGATTGCAAATAGCTCCAATTGCGAAATTACGACGAGCACCGCCAGCAGTCATTTTTTTATAAAAGAATCCATCTTTTCCGTAATAAAAATTTCCGTATGGCATAATATATATTAAAACATATAAAAAAATATTAAATTTTGATGATTGATTACAAAATAAGTAATCATCAAATCATTTTATAAAAGATCTAATAAAAGGATCTAATATTTAAGAAATCTTGCGTGTAGGAATATCCGAAGAAACCAAATAAATAGAGTTCTCGGTAATAACAATGTACTCAGTACCACTCTTGTAGAACTTGGCAATAGGACTGGTGTACTCATCTTCACTCTTCACAAGTAACTTCTCTCCATTGTCCTTAACTCCAATAAGGGCCTTCTTATCAAGAGAGAAAGACCAGTAGTCCAACATAATAGGCTTATCCTCAACAATGCCCAACTTGGCAGAGTGTTTCAATGTAGTGTCGCTAGGTAAGCGGTAACTTGTCTCAGTTGACGCAGTTGCATTTGCAGAAGCTGGAGATTTTTCGGACATATTTATATTATAGAAATTATTAAAATCTTTAAATACTTATTTCCATTAAACAAATAAAATGACAATATAAAACAAAATAACGAAAAAGGTCTAATAATAAATAGTGACTAAATATATGAAATCAAAAGAAACCCCCGATTCCAACTTTCCCAAAGGTGGAATCCAAAATAAGGAAAATTATAAAGAAATATTGCAGTCAAGTATATTAGAAATAATAGACAAATATTCAAAATTAGTAATAGAATATTTATTATTTATTGTAGAAAATATTGGATCAAAGAATGCAACTTACAGCAAGTTTATTATAACTCGTGGTCTAAATACGATTACTCACGTGTTTAGTAGTTTATTGTATTATTCAAATAACTTAGATATGGCATATTATCACAGTCAAAAGTCGTTTTATTTTTATGTAGAGTTTATTGGTCAAATATCAGAAGACCAACATTCTTTTTTGCAATTATCTTCAAGAGATGCGTCCATATTTGTATATAAAAAAACGATCTTTGAAATTCCTTTAGACATTAAAAATGACCAATGTCCAGATCCAAATCAAAACCAATACAAAATTCAAACTATGGAAATGTTTGATAAATATAAAGTAATTATTTACACTTTTTTCCAAAAAGCTATAAATAATATGAATTTCAATGACACTCTTGAAAATAAAAAACAATGTTTGGTTGAAAACATTAATTTATCTGAAAAAATAATTGATTTGTTGATAAATCAAAGTAGTTCCCCCAGTTCACAAGATCTTGATAATATCATCTATCTTATAAATAAAATACAACAAATAAACGAAATACATCAAATAGATATTGACAACAAACAATATTATAAGTTATTAGAACATCTATTCAAAAAATATACAAGACTGTCATCTTCAAAGAAGGAAAAAATACAACAAAAAATAATAGACCCCATTTTTTTTACAGAAAATTACAAAACATATAAAACCTATAACCAAGATAAATTTATTGAACTGTTACTAGTATAGATATAATCTAAGCCACTACACCTCCTCCATTACTGACTCCATTACTGACTCCATTACTGACTCCATTACTGACTCCATTACTGAGCTGGATGGTAATGCACTTACGACGCACCTTCTTTTTCTTATCCTTTAAAGCAAATACTCCGTTACCCAATTTCTGATGAATATTATTATACTCTATTGCCAAAACATTTTTCAAGTACTCGTAAATAATATACAATACATTTTCGTCGCACATTCCAACGATCAAAATGCTACCGGTTCTGAAAATCATAAAGCTCACTTCCACCACGTTTTTGTACAATTTCTTGTCTTCCTCCGATATTTGTGATCCGTTTTGCACGACCTTGTCTTTATGATAATAGAATTTGCACTGAATACCAGGATAAGACGTCGGGTCATAGATGGACTGAATGTTATACTTGTATTTAAGAATATCGGCCAATGCCTCGCGATTAATATAAAACCCACAGTTGAAGTTAGAGTTGATCAATACAGTGTCGCTTTTTTTATTGTATGCGAGTCCAGGGCTAACGTGAGGCTGCAAAATACTCACAATATTAATAAGTACTTGCTCAAAGATCTCGTCACTCTGAATTCCTGGGATCTCCATCTTCCCTGTGTTAAATACCTTAATATGGAACTCCTTGAATTCAGCACCGATTTTGACCCGCAGTATCATCACAAAACAGTTATAGAACGCGCTCTTCTTCTTACGACGATAACTCATAATATCCTTCTTGGAAATTCCGATACTGACTTTGCGAATGTCTTTGAATTTGATTCTCCCACTAGGATTATTTATACTCGTGATAATATGCTCTTCAAAATAGGTCTCAGCCTTCAACTTCTCTTGTATAATATTTAATTCTTCTATATTGCTAGAATTAAATTTTATTTGTTTCTTTATGACACCATTTGTGGGTTGTGCATAAGGTATAACAGGTATTGCCCAGAATACATCCTTCAAATCAAACTCCGAGTTCAAATAAGCTATTTTGGACTTGGTGGAAATGTAAATATCCGAAGCTTTAGGAGCATCTTCTACAGGTTCCCCAGAAATAACATTTTCTCCATCCATTTGTTCGCCATTTTCTAAAGAGCCCTGATAATTTTCATCATTCTCAAAGCATTCATCGTCACTAGAGTTCCCAGTTTTTGATATGAATTGTTCCCATTCTTCATCAATATCTAAATTTTGGATCTTTAAAACTTTTGAAGATTGCATTAGTCTGTATTCAAGTAATATCTTTATGTTCTTTAAATAAATTTATTTCAATTATTTTCTAATAATATAGAATAATGCTTGGACAAAAAACACGCGTCATCCCTGAAAGAGGTATTCCAATTCCAGTTTCCAAAAACTCCCCTACACTCCCAAGAAATTTAGAAGAGGTAATAGACTATGACTTAAACAAGAATATTTTTGACCCAACGAAGAGCTCCCCTCCAAATGATTTTTTATTGAAATTACAGAAAAGGATTGAGTTGTTAGGATCTTCTCTTATTCAAAGTCGTAGATAATCTAAATCTAACCCACAATTTCTTACCTTAACATATTTGGAAAGAATTAATTGGAGTGTTTCTGTTTCTGGTTCTGTTTCTGGTTCTGGTTCTCTTTCTAATTTTGGTTCTAGTTTCTGGTTCTAGTTTCTGGTTCTAGTTTCTGGTTCTAGTTTTGGTTCTGATTTGGCTCTGACTCTTTCAATTTAGGAATAAAGGATGATAGACGCAAAAGTGAATAATGAATAAAACACGAATTATTACAGTCTTGATTATGCATAATATTTTCAATTAATTTTAGAAAAGTTGTATTCAATATTGTAGGCTTATGAATAATAATATAATTCAAGAAATCTTTGATTATATTTTTTTTATCAATATTAAATTGTACGCTAATAGTCTGAATATATTTTTGTATATCTTCTAAATTTGTATTTGATTCAAGGTGGTTGTACAATTTTGACCAAACATTTTCGTCAATAATATGGATTTCTTGACAAGCACTATTTTGGTTAGATTGTAAGAAATTAATCATACTGCGAATATCGGAATGATATAAGCGTTGAATTAATCCAAGAGACTTTTCATTGATCTGGAGTTTCTCTTTTTCGCATATGTGTGAGAGAAACTTGACAATGTCTTGTTGGGGTAATTGATTGAATCTTAATCGTAAAAATTCGTTTTGAAGACCTTCATCAATGCGACTAATATAATTGCAAATAAGGCAGAAACGCACAGTAGTTGAATAACTTTGCAGTAAATAACGGAGTGCTTGTTGCGCATTCTTAGTCATATAATCTACTTCATCCAAGATAACAAATTTCATACCTTTATTGAAGAGTGTCTTTGAATTGACGAATTGGCTAATCTGACTGCGGATAATATCAATGCCTCGTTCATCAGATGCATTCAAATGAATCATTAGACCACTGTGCTTTTGATTGGTTTTTTCTTGATATGCATTTACAAGATTGATAATGCTTGTCGTTTTACCGGTTCCAGGCGGCCCATAAAAAAGTAAATTCGGAAAATAAACAGTATCAATTATGTTTTGTAGGATTTTCTTATTTAAAGGATCTAATACAATATCTTCAAATTTTTGAGGTCTGAATTTTTCAACCCAAACGTAACCGTTGTTCATTAACTATTCTAAAATGATTTTTTTAATACATAATTATTAAAAGAATTGAAATTCAAAGAATTGAAATCCAAAGAATTTAATAAAATTGAAATATAAAACTTTGAATAATATAAATGTACAAAACTAATATGACGTCTGCTCAAAATCAAAGACAAGAAAGCGGTTATTTAGAGATCATTATGGGACCAATGTTTTCAGGCAAGACCTCAAAACTTCTTGAAATATATAAACAATGCAAATTTTGTAATATTCCTGTTGTTGTTATCAATTATGATGAAGATACTCGTTACCACGATAGTATGCTTTCAACACACGATAAAGTTATGATACCTTGTATTCAAGTTGGAACAGAACTAGGTATATTGTATTTTGATTCTGTTTATTGTGAAACAGACACAGAAGAACAATTGGAAAAAGAGCAGAAGAAGCGTAATGAAATACTTGAAGCAGAAGTTATTCTAATAAATGAAGCACAGTTCTTTAAAGATTTGAAATGTGTTGTAAAAGATGCTTTATATAACAAAAAGAAAGTTTACTTGGCAGGTTTAGATGGAGACTTCAAGAGAGAAAAGTTCGGTGAAATATTAGATCTAATTCCTCATTGTGATAAAATTACGAAGTTAACATCTTTATGTGGACTTTGTAAAGATGGAACGCCTGGGATCTTCTCTCTTCGTTTGACAGAAGAAGATCAACAACATTTGATTGGATCTGAAAATTATGTTCCAGTTTGTAGAAATTGTTATGAGTCTCATCCACAAACACAAACATAAAATTTCAAGGTCCTTTAAATATATTGTAAAACTATTTAAACTCAATAAGTATTAAACATTATAAGTAAATAATGTCCGAGGTTATAAAGCCCAAGCGAGGAAGACGTTCAAAAAAAGAAATTGAAGATAATAAAAATTCCTCTATTTCAACCCCTACTTTTTCAGATCCGATTTTTTCACCACCTACTTTTTCAACAATTGCTAATGTTCCAGATAAAACTAACAGCAATATTCAAATTCAAATTATAGAAAAAAACAATAATGAAGAACTGCTAACTCCAGAACAGAATATTACAACAGTTGTCAATGAATATTACTCGCAAGTAGATGAAAATCCCGAATCATCATTAAACGAAGTCTCAGACTCGCCATTAGATATCTCACCCTTAGATAACTCACCCTTAGATAACTCGCCCTTAGATAAAAACCCAGAAGAGCCATTAGAAGAGGATAATCAAGTTATTAAACCATGTGCAAAGAAACGAGGAAGAAAACCCAAAGGTGGTAAAATAATTGTGCAAACTGCACCAATTGCATCACAAAAAGAAACGCGTCAAAATGTTATATTACATTTAAAGTGTTCTATCAAAGATCTAGATTTAAACGGTGACTACAATTCTAATTTGATTAACCCAAACATTGAGTCTTATAATTTTTCTTATGTTAAGAATGAACTTCAGTACGAGTTAATTAATAGTCAAAACGTAAATACAACAAATATTGATGCGTTAATTAGTGAAGAAAAGTCAGATGAAGAACAATCTGAACCAGAAACTTGCGATAAAAAAGAGATTTGGCGCAAATTGAAAGGATTAGAACAAAGTCTTCATTTGAATAATATTTCAGATAAGAAGTCGGCGTGTTTTTGGTGTTCATACGACTTTGATAATCCACCGATTCATATTCCCAAGCATCATATTAAAGACTCTTATAGTGTGTATGGATGTTTTTGCACACCTGAATGTGCAGTGGCACATTTAATGGAGGAGAATATTGATAGTTCAACAAAATTTGAACGTTATAGTTTGATGAACCATGTTTACTCCAAAATTTATGAATACAAGAAGAATATTAAACCAGCACCGAATCCACACTATATGCTGGAGAGATTTTATGGACCACTATCAATACAAGAATACAGAGCTTTGTTGAAAACAGAACGTCTTTTTTTGATTGTGGATAAGCCGATGACACGAATTTTGCCGGAGTTTCACGAAGATAATGACGATTTTATTATACATAATAAAATAATACCCTCCAATAACTATCAAATAAAGAAGAACAATAATAAGAAACCACAGACAAAGACAAATATTGTCAATGAAAAATTTGGTATAACTACAAGTTAATAATAATATGATTATAAACAACTATATTATTATTGTTGTAAATGCGTTGAAATTGCGCAATAACCTACTACAACTTGTGACAAAATATGAACAATAAGTAAATGAGTGAATGCACACCTATAATAAGAGAGATTTCTGCTCTTTGTATTTGGATTTGTGTATTCAAATGTGAAATAGTGCCATTTTTTATACGGTACACCATTTTCTACATATTTATCAGAATGTTTCAATACTTGATAATAAAATAAAGTTTCATTCAATGTAAAAACAACGAACATTATTATTAATGTTATATACCATATTTTTTTCCCAAGAGGATGAATACGTTTGAGGTCAAAAAGCGTCCAATTTGTAATAGTAAGAACAACAAATATAATATCTATTATTCTTATTGTACTGTGTTTTGTAATTTCGCTCCAATGTAATATTGTTGTAATATAAACTATTACTAATAATACACAAGTCACATAATATTTCAAATAGAAAGCTAATAAACTATTTAATAAAAAGAATGTTGCACTATAATATGCATATCTAGATATATGTTTTGGCATTATTAAATCATCTAAAAACTTCTTAATTATTTTTAGATGTCTTGTCTTTTTATTATGAATGTGTAAATGTTTCATTTTTTTATTTTTTTTGATCTTGTTTTTCTTTTTGTTTTTGTTTTTGTTTTTTTGAGTTTTTTGAGTTTTTTGAGTTTTGAAATTTTTGTTTATATTTATTTTCATTAATCAAGAAATATAATAAATAATATATTTTTTATTTTTTATTTTATTTTATTTTATTTTATTTTATTTTATTTTTTTTTTTTTTTTTTTTTTTTTTTTTTTTTTTTATTTTATTTTATTTTATTTTATTTTATTTTATTTTATTTTATTTTATTTTATTTTATTTTATTTTATTTTATTTTTGATTATTTGCAATTTCAGTTGTAAGTTTTTCATCGTGTTTTTTATTGTATTCAGTTATTTCCATTTTCTTACGAATTTGCTTGTAAATCTCTTGATTAACAGAAGAAGGCTTTGATGTAGATGTTTTTTTATCTAACCCCAGATATTCTTTGATTACTTTCATATGATCATAATCAGAGTCAATCAGTTTTTGCTTTATGGTTTCTTCATCATAATCGGTCTGCCTTGCAACGATCCCGAGTTTTTCAGATAAAGCTTCATTATCAATGATCTCCATTTCTATAATCATTTATTAAACTATTTTTTAAATCATATTAAAAAATAATTACTATTGTAATGTAGTATATCCAAAAGATGCAATCTGAATCAAAACCAAACCCAATTGAAATGCAAGAGCTATTAGAAGATGTCAATGAAGTAATCAAAAATGGCGTCAATAAGATAGTTTATGATATTTTGTTCAAGAAACTAAATGATGAATTGAACAAGTGTAAAGCCGAACTTCTACAGTTGAAGAAGACATATGGAAAGTGTGATTCTAAAGAAAACATTGAGTTGAAGATTGAGGATGATTCTGATACTACGATTGATAACACTATAAATAGAACTCCAATAAAAACAGAACCCAAATATTCTGAAATTCTAAAAGTATCAGACAAAATTCAAAATTCTCAGATCAATAAGCCTAAGCCTAAGTTGGTGATAATAGATGACAACGACAATAAAAATAACGAAAATACTGAAACCCAGGATTTAGAATGTGAAAATTGTGATGTAAAAATAAACCCTAATAAAGAGGGGTATCATATTTTAGAAAAAGGAAATGAGGAAAAAGTATTATGTAGTGAATGTTTTAGAGACTTTAAAACGGATTTTTTGCAAGATGGGTGGACTTGTGATGATATAAGTGAATCAGAAGAATCTCTGGTTGAAGAAGAAAGCGAAGAAGAAAGCGAAGAAGAGGAAGAAGAGGAAGAAGAGGAAGAAGAGGAAGAAGAGGAAGAAGAGGAAGAAGAGGAAGAAGAGGAAGAAGAGGAAGAAGAGGAAGAAGAGGAAGAAGAAGAAGAAATTGTTGCTAATGAAAAAGATGAAGAAGAGGAAGAAGAGGAAGAAGAGGAAGAAGAGGAAGAAGAGGAAAAAGATGAAGAAGAGGAAGAAGAGGAAGAAGAGGAAGAAGAGGAAGAAGAGGTAGAAGTAGAAGAAACAGAAGAAACAGAAGAAGAAGAGGAAGAAATTGTTGCTGATGAAAAAGAGGTAGAAGAACAAGAGGAAGAGGTAGAAGAGGAAGCAGAGGAAGAAGAGGAGGTATTTGAAATTGAAATTGACGATGTTTCATATTTTGCAACCAGCGAGGAAAATGGTCCACTCTATGATGTAGATGAAGAAGGTAACCCTGGAAATAAAGTAGGATATTTAAAAGACGGTGAACCTTTTTTTTACTAAAAATAATATAATATTATTAAAATATAGATAATCCAAATGTTCAACTTATGTCCTCCTGCGTTGATATATCTAGTATTTTCATTAACTCATATTGTTATTGATACCTTTAAGGGACTATACAACACAGCCTTTTTCAAGTTCATTGTAATGATAATGGTAACATTCTTATTGAATATTTTATGTGAAGGTGGTCTTAGTGTAGTTTCTTGGATCATTGTATTTATTCCATTCATTTTTATGACCATCATTGTTACAATGCTTTTGTACATATTTGGTTTAGACGCAGCTTCAGGAACGATTAACTATAAGTGCAAAGATTCTTCAGGCACTACAACATCAACTAACCAAGTAACAGTAGTTACTCCTACTCAAACGAATACATATGTTGTACCAGTAACAAAGACAACTACAATGACAACATCCCAATATGAAGAAGAGCAGAACAAGGATCCATATAGCAAACCACCACCATCTGGATCAAGCTCACCTGAATATGAGAGTTTTTTGACTCTTTGAGAAAATATTATATAAAACAAAAATTATTATTTTATATTAAATAATAATTTTGTAAAATACTTAAAAACTAATTTCTTCATTATACATAATGTATTCAACTCTTGGTTTGTTCTTTCTAATGTGCTATAACGTTAATAGTTTTGACTTTAATGGCTTCACTAAACCGCTTGGATATTTTGACCCTCTTGGGGTTGCAAAGAATAAACCACAAAATGAATTAATTAAACTTCGTGAATCAGAAGTAAAGCACTCTAGATGGGGTATGATATCCGCGATTGCAATCCCTGTAACTGAATTAGTTACTCATCAACAGGCAATTCACGTTTTAGATAATGCAAACACTCTTACTTTAACAGTATTCAGCGTTTTTGTCGGAGCGTCCGAATTTCAATCTATATTATTGGGCTGGGAAAATCCGTTTAAAAACTCATCCAATTATTTTAAAATGAAAAGCGATTATCAACCAGGAGATCTAGGGTTTAATGCGAAAAAATCATTTTTAGGTTTGAATGAAACATTTATGTCAAACGCTGAGCTCAATAATGGACGACTTGCTATGATTGGATCACTAGGAATGATTACTCAAGAATTGGTATCAAACCAACCTATTTTTTAGAATAATTATTATAAAATAAAAATAATAATTATCTTTTCTTTTCTATTTCTAATAAATGATTGTTATTTCAAAACAATTTAAATATATTTGATTCATTCAAAATATTATCAGGAAGATGTATTTATTGAATATCATATTTTTGTTAACGTCTGCACATTTCACATTTAATTACTTTTTCAAACAACAGTACCAATACTTTTTATTCAACCTTTCGTATAATTTTCTATATAATTGTGGTAGGTTAGAGATTCTTTTGAAGCAACAATACAACCAACTATTAAATAATCCTTATATTGAAAAAATCTTTGATAAAATAGAAGATTTGCATACTTCTTTCAAAAAATATGATACAATTATCATTTTAAATAATAAAGTTGTAGCAAGATCAGTTCATAATAGCATTATTTATGATGTTGGGTACAAGAATTTACAATATTCAGATTTTATGATTTATAATCAAAGTGTTAAACGTAAAAAAACTAATCAGGTAGTTTTTTATGGTATTTTAGATTTTGCTCTTTTTATAAATAAAATAGAAAACTGTAGTTATGAGTTTCTCTCTTTGAACGTCAAAATAGACTATCCTGGAATGGAATCCAAGAATGTAGACATTGTTTTTTCTAATAACAAAGAGACACTTTATGTTGTAACTAATCGCATCAATGTATTAATGATATCTTATTTGTTGAAACTTCAACATAATATAGAAACTGACCCACTTTTATTGAGTTATGAAATTAATATCATTGATCAAAATGTCAAATTTTTCAGATTAAATGAAAAGGAAGAATTGATTTTATTTGAAAATCATTATGAAAAAGTGCCATTTGATTTGAATAAAATAAAAGAAAGAAGGCTCAATGGCTTGTCCCATAATGCTTTTACTAGTTTAGAAAATGAAAATTCTGAATCAAAGTTGAGTATAGATACAAAAAATATATTAAAATGTTATGACTCCGATTATAATACACAAAATGAGAATATAATTGATTATGAAAGTGATAATAGCTTAAATGAAAGTGATAATAGCTACGAACACCTAGAATAATAAATAAACTAATAAACTAATAAACTAATAAAAGACATAAAACAATATAAAAAAATTGAATTATATTATATTATATGGTAACTCCGCACAACACAATGGCAACAGATACAATGACCACCAATGAATCTCACAGGTTAGCACAATCTTGGGTACTTTATGCACATTTACCACACGACACAGACTGGTCTCTCAAAAG